AAACCTAAAACTGAAACTGTAAGGGGATGACGAAATGTCTACTCAAATTACTACAGCTTTTGTCAATCAGTTTTCTGCAAACATCCAGATGTTGTCACAACAGATGGGTTCTCTGCTGCGAGCAGCGGTAGATGTAGAAAGCGTCAATGGCGAAAAAGCTTTCTTTGACCAAGTAGGTGAGGCAGCAGCCGTCCTACGTACATCACGCCACGCGGACACACCGTTGATTGATACACCTCACTCACGCCGCATGGTTACTATGTCTGACTACGAGTACGCAGACTTGATCGACGATCAAGACAAAGTGCGTCTACTTGTTGATCCGACATCAACATACAGCCGTGCTGCCGCAGCAGCTATGGGTCGCGCAATGGATGACGTAATCATCTCAGCGGCACTTGGTACTGCGCAGACAGGTAAAGACGGTGCGACAGCTACAGCATTGCCATCAGCTCAGAAAATCGCGGTTGCGGCTTCTGGTTTGACAATTGCTAAGTTGGTATCAGCGAAGGAAATCTTGGACAGCGGCAATGTTGATCCATCTATCCCTCGTCACATCGTTGTTTCACCTAAGCAAGTTTCTGACTTGTTGAACAACACGACTGTAACATCAAGCGATTACAACACTGTAAAAGCGTTGGCGATGGGCGAAATCAACACATTTGTTGGCTTCCAGTTCCACGTAAGCAACCGTCTAGGTACAGATGGTTCAGGTGACCGCCAGGTTATCGCATTTGCTGGTGACGGCATCAAACTAGCGGTTGGCAAAGAGCCAGCAGCTCGCATTGATGAACGTGCTGACAAGTCATACGCAACGCAAGTCTACTATTGCCAATCTATCGGTGCGACACGCATGGAAGAAAGCAAAGTAGTCGAAATCGCTTGTTCTGAATAAGGAGACTGAAAAATGGCTACTGTATATTCAGCACAACGCACTAACACACGCGCTACTCCAGCCGTGATGAACAAAGCCAATGAGATGGGTGGACGTATCCGCGTGGCTCATGGCACATACGAAGCATCTTCACTAGCGTCTGGTGACGTTATTGAGATGTTTACTCTACCAGACGGCGCACGTTTGTTGGAAGGTTCTCTAGCGTATGACGCGCTAGGTGCATCAACAACATTGTCAGTAGGTCACGCTGCATACAACAATGCAGACGGAACTGCTGTATCTGCTGCGGCTGCTGCTTACAAAGCGGCGGCATCTACTGCAACTGCTGGTAAAGTAGACATTCTTGCAACTCTAGCTCTAGGCTCAGGCTCAGAACTAGACGCGGATGAGAATGGTGTGGTTGTGACAGCAACAATGGGCGGTGCTGCTGGCACTGGCACTATTGAATGCACAATCAAGTATGTGGTTGACTAATTAGAGCGGGGCGGGAAACCGCCCCCTCTTTTACAGGATGATGTTTAATGGCTAGTACAGTTGATATTGCAAACTTTGCGCTAAACAATTTGGGCGCATCTAACATTTCCTCGCTGACAGAAAACAGTAAAGCAGCAAGGGTTGTTAATCAAAGATATGAAGCTGTACGCGATGCTGTGTTTCGCGCACATCCTTGGAATTGCTTGATACAAAGAGCGCAACTTGCGCAGGAGACAGACACGCCTGCGTTTGGTTATGCGTATCAGTATGCTCTGCCAACAAATCCATATTGCTTGCGCGTTTTGGAATTTTCAAACGGCAGCATGTCATATCCGCAAGACAATATGTCAAACAACACTGGAGGCCCAGTGTTTGTGATTGAGGGGCGAAAGCTACTGACGGACGAAGGCACAGCGCGAATAAAGTATATTGGTCGCGTAACTGATCCACAGCAATACGATGCAAGCTTAGTAGAGGCTTTGGCTGCTCGACTTGGCGCAGAGATATGCTATGCAATTACTGGCTCAACATCTATGGTGCAAATCCAAACAGCATTATATGAAGCCAAGATGACTGAGGCTCGCTTTAACGATGCGACAGAGGGCGCACCTCAGCGCATAGAGGCAAGTGACTTTATTGAAAGCAGGTTCTAAATGGCACGTTCTGCACCAGCGTTTAGCTCGTTTACGGCAGGTGAGATCAGTCCACGCCTAGAGGGCCGCACCAACATTGAGAAATACCAAGAGGGTTTGTCTGATCTGACGAACATGGTTGTTATGCCTCATGGTGGCGTAACGCGCAGACCTGGCACAGAGTATCTTGGTGAAGTATCTGACAGCTCAGTAAAGACGCGCCTTATTCCGTTTCAGTTTAAAACATCTGACACATACATTCTTGAGTTTGGCGATCAGACCATGCGCGTTTACCGCAATGACTTGCAGGTGTTGAACGGAACAGACAAAAACATCACTGGTGCAACTCAGGCTGATCCTGGTGTAATCACAAGTGCATCACATGGCTTTAGCGATGGCGACGAGGTTTTTATTGACAGCGTTGGCGGCATGACGGAGCTAAATAATCGCAACTATAAAATTGCCAATTCTACCACAAATACGTTCACTTTGCAGGACTTATTTGGGAATGACATAGATACGACAGGATTTACTGCCTATACATCGGGCGGTACTGCCACAGAGATTTATGAGATTGCAACGCCGTATGCGGCTGCCGACTTGTTTGATCTGCGGTTTGCGCAGTCTGCGGACACAATGTACATTGTGCATCCCTCATATGATATACGCACACTGACAAGAACGGATCACAATGCGTGGACATTTGCCACATTTTCTATTACTGGCACACCTAGTCCATCATTAAGCGGGGCAGACAATCGCCCCAGCGTTGTGTCGTTCTTTGAGCAGCGTCTTGTGTTTGGGAACACGAACAATAACCCTCAGACATTGTGGTTTAGTAAAAACGGCGATTACGGAAACTTTACTGTTGGCACAGCCGATGATGACGCGCTGATTTACACGATTGCGTCAAACCAAGTGAATGCGATCCGCTTTTTATCAGCAACGCGCGTTCTGACTGTTGGAACATCTGGCGGTGAATATGTGCTTACATCTACAAATGATGGGCCTGTTACGCCGACAACGACATTGATCCGCAAGTATTCCAACTATGGCACGGCATTGATTGAGCCTGTGCAGGTTGCGGACGTTACGCTGTTTGTGCAGCGTGGAAATAGAAAGATACGCGAGTTTAAATTTATCGGCGATGTAAACACTGGCGGCTATTCTGCGCCTGACATGACGATCCTGGCAGAACACATCACTAATGGCGGTATTGATCATATGGCATTCCAGCAGGAGCCTGACAGCGTTGTGTGGTGTGTGCGCAATGACGGTACACTGTTGGGCATGACGTATCGCCGCGAGGAGCAAGTTGTTGCATGGCACAAGCATGTGATCGGCGGTTCGTTTAGCAGCGGTCAGGCTGTTGTGGAAAGTATCGCAACACTGCCGACAGATACGGGTGAAGATACTCTATATATGATTGTTAAGCGTACTATTAACAGTACGACTAAAAGATACATTGAAAAGATGAAGCTGTTTGACTTTGGCGAAGATACAACATCTGCATTCTTTGTGGACAGTGGGCTGTCTTATAGCGGCAGTACGACAACAACACTGAGCGGCTTGTATCACTTGGAAGGTGAAACATTGCAGGTGCTTGGCAATGGTGCAACACACCCAGACGAAACTGTAAGCGGTGGTGGCATAACTCTTGACTACTCTTCAACGACTGCTGCGGTTGGGTATGGCTATGACAGCACAATGCAAACGCTGCGCATTGATAGCGGATCGGTAGATGGCACAAGCCAAGGTAAGCCAAAGCGCATTCACGCAATCACATTGCGGTTTTACGAAACTGTTGGTGCTGAGGTGGGCAATGATGCTGGTGAGATAGACCGCATATTCTTCCGCGACAGTTCAATGTCAATGGACGCTGCGGTTCCGTTGTTCACGGGCGACAAAGACATTGAGTTCGATGGTGGCTTTGATGACGATGATCGTGTATATATTAAACAAGGGCAACCCTTGCCCATGACAGTTCTAGCGTTCTATCCACGCATGAACACGTTCGATAAGTAGGTGTGACTGATGTGTAACCCTTTAGCACTCATATCAACAGGAATGTCAGTTATTGGGGCCGTGCAGCAGAAGAGTGCGGCAGACAAAGCTGCGTCTGCGGCACTGAGAGCTGGCGAATTTAACGCTAGTATTATTGAGCGAGACATAGAACTGCTTGAGAAAACTCAAGGCATTTTGAATGCAAACTTTCTTGTTTCGCAAAATCGAGCGGCTGATGCATTTGAGCGTGAAGTGCAAGGCACTGCTCGGGCTGGATATGGTTACGCAGGATTTGACATGAGTGCAGGCACACCGATTGCGGTTTTGCGTGAAAATGCGCGTGAGTTTGACTATGAGCAAAAAGTTGCTGCGTTTGAAAACTCAATGCAGAACATGCAGATTGACGACGAGCAAGAGGGCTTGCAAATGGCGGCAGAGCTGTCACGCATGGAAGGCGGCATGGTGGCTGCATCTGCTCGGGCGCAAGGCACTGCATCAATGATCAACAGTTTGTCTAATGTGGCAACGACTGTTTATGAAAACCCAGGGGACTTTGGATTAGCATGAAGATACCTGTCTACAGAAGTCGCGCTATAAGCCAACAAATCAGACCTGGTTCGCCTTTGCGTGGAACTGTGCGCATGAACCCGCAGGCAATGGCGCAGGCAGAGCTTGCTAAGGCCGAGCCAATGAAGGCGCTGCTAGATGGTGCGCAACAGTTTGCCACTGCTCGCT